TACTTTGCACAACTCTAACCAAGACCAACCGTATTGGTCGGTCGAAGAAGCACAATAACATGAAGGAGATATTCCTGAACAACTGGGCCGAGATTTGCTTGGCCATCCTCACCGCCGCTGGTACTATCACCGCCTTGACCGAGACGGAGAAGGACGATAAGGTGATTGACGTACTAAAGCGCATCCTCAACGCTGTAGTCCTTGGACGCAGCAAGCGTCGAAATAAGGAATAACTGCGTATATTAGCGCTGTTCTTTCGCAAGTAGGAAACAGATTTTTTTCATTAGGTTTTGGAGAAGCGGCATCTCAACGGAGGTGCTGCTTTTTTTTGTCCAAATGTTTGGACGTTCGTAAAATGTATTTTACATTTGTCAAGAATTCACTACTAATGGAAGACCAGATAATACTACGATTGGACGACGGCCTTGAGATGGTCGTGACGTTCGAACTGTGCGGAGCAGAGCCTGCTACGGACATCTCACCACCTTACCCAGCCACGATCCACATCCTGAGCGTCAGGCTGTGGCAGAAAGGGTACAAGAGCTACGACTGCGTAGACATCACCTGCGCGGATGACTGCCTGCTGGACTGGAACCAAGAGCGCATTGAGCAAGCAATATGGAAACACCTCGAAGACGAAGAACTATGAAAAAGCCTATCTGTGTGCGCAGCAGCGTGCACGTAAAACCTACAAGCGACTTCAACCACTGGCAGCAAGAGATGGCAGAAGAGCGCCGCTTTCAATTACTGATGGAACAATTCAAGGCCGATTTGATTGCGGCCTACACAAACCGAAACCGATGAACATACAAGACATCTACGTGAGCGCCTGCCGTGGCGCCTTCGACCGCAACGTGTACGACGTGCGGCTTATTGACTGGCTGGAAAACGTGCGGCCACAGATTCCGCTGAACGACTACAGTAAGAAGCAGCTGCCTGCCGTCATGCCGCACGGCTTGTTTGGTACGCGACGACAGGACACCTTGAAGCAGCACAGCGGCCTCGTACAGATTGACATTGACCAGAAGCACCAAAAGAAGGAGTTGAAGCCTGAGAAGCTGGTGAGCATGATGCAGGACCACCAACAAATCCTTGCAGGCGGAGTGAGCTGCAGCGGATCGGGCGTCTACATGCTCGTGGCTGTAGCGGACATCACGCAGGAGAATCACCGCGATTGCAGCTACAAGGTATGCAAGTGGGTGGAGTGGCAGTTTGACGTCCTGTGTGACAAGCCAGTGAGCAACAACCTGAGCAGCCTGCGCTTCGCGTCACCACACGCGCCTTACATCAACCTCGACGTTGAACCAATAAATGCAGCATCATGAGCGCGATTGACGAACTCAAGGCATTGTCGAAGAAGTACGACATGCGACCAGACCATTTCCACAAGGACCCACGAGGCTTCGTCATCATGACGCGCCGAGGCGTGGAACACGTACAAGCCAAAATAAAGGCCGTGGTGACCTTTGAAACGGTGCCTGAATGGTCTGACCCCAGCGAAGGACGATATTGCGTTAAAGCACACGCAAAATGCGAAATCGGGCAGGTGGAGACGTATGGAGAGGTGAGCAAGAGCAACAACCGCAATTCCTACCCGATTGCAATGGCGGAGAAGCGGGCGCTGTCACGCGCCATCTTAAAGCTCGCAGGATTCTATCAGCTCGAAGTATACGGAGAGGACGAGATGGAATGAACGTAAGGCTGAAACCTGACCAACCAAACGCAAATGTCAAGGCGTAACCTGTCAAGAATTTACAAGCAAAATGAATGTGGACAACCTTGACGATTTCTTTGACGACGTTGAAGCCGATCAGCACGCACATCAGGAGCGCCTCAAGGACTACGCGCTGTTCCTGCTGCTTAATAGCACCATGCGCGATGATGACGAAGGCCTCGAAGACGAGATAATTGACACGGAGCCGACGCTGGAGCGCTGGCGCGAGATATTCGAGCGATTGAAGCTCAACCAACTACGGACAATCGACCTACCTAACTGGTCACAAACATCATTTAACAAATCCTATAAACATCATGGAATTGACAATTGAAGGCGTTATTCACCGCATCTGCAAGCCTATCGAATTTGACAGCGGATTTCGAAAGTGCGAGGTACACATCCAAGTCGAGGATGGCAAGTATCCGCAGATTGTACCCATCGAGTTCTTGAAGGACGACGTGGACGAAGTAATGGGTCTGACGGTCGGATCGGGCATCAAAGCGCGTTGCAACGTGCGCGGCAAGGAATGGACCAAGGAAAGCACGGGCGAGGTCAAGGCGTTTCTGTCGCTGGTGCCGTGGAAGTACGAGATACTCGACCCCAAGAGCATACGCGAGACGGTCATTGAGAAGAGCAAGCAAGCAGAGCCTCAAGCTGACGACATGCCGTGGTGATGTACAAGGTCAAGATTCAAAACCAAAACACCAGCATCCGCTTCGAACGACCCGACAGCATGCTGAAGTACATCCAGAGCCTGAACACCAAGGGCATAAAGTTTACACTTGAATTCGAGAGAGATGGAGATGACACTGAAAATGTACCTGCAACACCACTACGGTAGCCTCACGGCATGTGCCGAGGCCATCGAGGTGACGAGGCAGACGCTGCACAATTACGTCACCAAGGACCCCGAGGGCGTGCTGCGACACACCAGCCGCCTCATGCAGAATGAAAACATCACACCGCAGGACCTCATCCGCGCGGTATTAAACACCCAAAACCAACATGAAGCAATTTGAACCGATATGGGTTGCATTAAGCCCAATCGAAATGGAGCTGGCTTACGAGCTAGGAAAGGAGGTCATCGAGACCGAGATGAAAAACAACCACACAGGCAACAACAAAACAAGCAAATTTGCCGGCTTTGTTACACAAGTAGCAGCTATGAAGCACCTGTCTGCTGTCAACGTGGATGATTACGAGTACGACCTCGAATGGCGCGGCAAACGCATCGAGGTGAAGACAAAAATCCGCGGCGTATTGCCTGAACCTCATTACGCTGGCTGCGTTTACGCTACGAACGCTGATCAGCTATGTGACGTCTATTTATTTGGCCAAGTCATGAAAAGGCCAGATAATCCAAAAAAATTGGTCCACGGCGCTTATCTGTGTGGCTGGATTGATAGAGGACGCTACAACGAGACTTTTTATCAAGTGAAGCGTGGCGATTTGGATGGTAAATACGAGGAGGCTGCTGATGCCTTTAAAATTGAGTATCGCGATTTACGACCAATCAGCGAGCTGAAGTGAAGCGCAAGTACATCAGCATACCCATGGAGATTTGGAACCTGAGCGAGCTGCACCCAAACGAACGGGTGCTGCTTGCTGAGGTCGCCAGCTTCGAGCACAATGGACGCGAGTGCTTCATGAGCAACGAACACGTGGCCGAGTTCCTGCACGTAGCAGAATCGACCGCAAGGCGTTACTTGAAGACGTTGATTGACGGCGGCTACCTCATCCGATCCGGTGACAGATACGCCAGACGACTGCTCAAAAATGAGCAAACGAATGCTCAAAATCGAGCAGACGAGCGCTCAAAAATGAGCAAACGAACGCTCAAAATTGAGCAAACGAGCGCTCAAAATCGAGCACATACTAATACAGTATACAAAACAACTACTAAACGAACTACTAAAAGCACGCATTCGCGTGCGGATGTGGTTCTACCATTCCAAACCGAAAAATTCGAAGAAGCGTGGACCGAGTGGCTGGAGTACAAGCGCACGGATCACCGCTTCAAATACAAAACCGCCCAAAGCGAACAACGGGCACTAATGACACTAGCAAATGAACACACTACAGAAAGCGGAGCAATCGCGGCAATTCATACAGCAATTGCAAACGGATGGAAAGGCCTCGTATTTGGTCCATCCAAGGGCAGGCGAACTCGCACCAGCGGAAAGGCAGCGCTTGAAGGAGGCCAGCTTAGCGATCAGCTTCGAGAGCTTGCAGAAACAGGAAATATCTCAGGTGACAATCGAAACCGCCTTTAAAGGCACCAACGTAGGCACCGCACTGAAGCTCGACGAGAAGGCTACACGCGCCGCGCTCATCGCCATGCTCGCAAAATGCGTGCGATTTGTTGACGCAAACAAGACGCTGACCGAGGGCGACGAGTACAAGATGGTCCTTGACGAGCTGGTAAAAGGCTTCCCCACCTTCACCATCGAAGACTGGCGGCTGTGCCTGTACATGATGGCCAAGGAGACC